ATCTTACCGATACTTCTGAGTCTTTTGGTCTACCTGCCACTGCTGATTTTATGTTCGCTCTTATCTCTACTGATGAGTTGGAACAACAGGGTCGCCTCATGGTTAAACAACTCAAGAACAGGTACTCAGACCTTGTTACCTCACGAAAGTTTATGGTGGGAATCGATAGAGCAAAAATGAGACTGTTTGATGTTGCTGACGATGCAGGTGCTATCAGCATCGAAGAGGACACGGGAGAACAGTTCTCCCAGTTCGCTGAATCACAAAACCGTTTATCTAAGTTTGCAGAGTGGAACGTATAACCATTGTTGGTGGAGGAACTGCTGGGTGGATAGCAGCATTCATGATCTCCAAGATACGAAAGGGGTTTGACATCACATTGATTGAGTCTTCGGACATTCTCTCTGTTGGTGTTGGTGAAGGAACAACTGGTAGGTTCCTTGAGGTGCTATCTCGTGAAACCCTAGGCATTGACTTGACTGAACTATTCAGCAGTCTAAAAGCATTGCCTAAGATGGGTATCAATTTTGTCAACTGGACTGATAGGGGAGATTATATGTCTCCTATTGGTGCTTCTGCTACTCCAGATACATATACAGACTATGCTCCCTATTATTGTCAACTAAAAGATATTGATACTGCATATGTTAATGAGTCTGAGTACCTAGCAAAAACAGATTGCACTAACATTACTAGGAGTCTTGATGGTAAGATCACGTTCAATGATTTCTATCCAGCAATTCATTTAGATGCTGGGTCTCTGGTAAAATATTTCAGAGATAAATCTATTGCTAATGGTGTCACTCACATTGTTGACACTGTTGAGGAGGTGGCAAAACCACATGGTCTCATTGAATACCTGAAACTAAAAGAACGGGGAATACATGAGGCAGACTTCTTCATTGATTGCACTGGATTCCAGAGACAATTGATGCAAGATGTGGATTGGATACATTACTCTCATTATCTGCCTATCGACAGGGGAATGCCCTTTAGATTGGAAAATGATACCAGAAACAAACACGCTTATACTAATGCCATTGCAATGGATAATGGATGGGTGTGGGAGATTCCAACACAGCATAAGATAGGCAGAGGGTATTGCTATTCTAGTAAGTATGCAGATGAAGAAACTTGCTTACAGGAGTTGAGAGACTACTACAAACAAGACGTAGAAAAGATTAAAACTATTGAGTTTTCTTCTGGTAGACTCAAAGATGTTATGAAAGGAAACTGTCTAGCACTTGGTTTATCCGCTGCATTCTTTGAACCACTCCAAGCAACTAGCATTCACTGTACTCTGCAACAACTCGATGAGTTTATATTTACCTTCCTGTCAAATGGAAAGGTTTGTAGAGATGCATTTTCTGTGTTGGAATACAACCGAAGGTATGCTAGAATGTATGATGACATGAAGGACTTCATCTTCGTGCATTACACAGGGGGTAAAACCAATACAGAGTTCTGGAAATCATTTACGCAAAGGTGTTATCCAGAACAAGTATACAGGTTGTTGAACCTGAACGAAAACAGACTCCTTAGAAACTATGATGTTGAAAGATATCATGGTAGTGTTGGAGTTGGTCTTTGGATCCCAACGTTGTTGGGTCTAGGACACTTTAATAAAGAGACAGCACAGCGTGTACTATCTGCTGACTTAGACTTTGAGGTCATGGATACTTTCATTCGAAATTATTCATCTGAACTAAAGTCAAAAATCGAACAAAACAATTACCTTTCCATTAAACACTTATGACTATTAACTTCTCACGGTATGAAGAATTTGTTGCAGCAGTCACTAGTGATGCTAGTACAAATTTTGTTGACTTTGCTGATCGTATCGGTGAGCTTGATCGACAAGGTGCCAATATTGAGAGACTCCTTACTTCTGGTGTTGGAATTAATGCTGAGGGTGGTGAGTTTCTTGAGATCATTAAGAAGATGGTATTCCAAGGAAAACCCTGGAACGAAGATAACCGCGAGCATCTTATTATTGAGTTGGGTGACCTGCTATGGTATGTCGCTCAGGCAACAATGGCTCTGGGTATCAGCTTTGATGAAGTCATTGCAACCAACGTAAAGAAACTTGAGAAGCGTTATCCTGATGGTTCTTTTGACATCTACTTCTCTGAAAATCGCAAGGCAGGTGACCGATGAAGTGGACTCAAGAAGCTCTCACTGACTTAGTTGCCGAACTTGGGTGGGATGTGATAAATGATGACCTTCATATTGAGGTTGGTGGCACCTCAGTCTATGAGATTGAAGGTGCTGGCACCAAGTGGGCTCCTATCAAAGGAACCCGTAAGTATAACAAGGATGCGTTCATTGTAATCAAGAACCGTTCTCGTGATCCCGTTGTCCCATCGCAAGCACCTAAGAATGAAGACTAGATTTATCCTATTCACCAAGGACAGTTGTGGTCCTTGTGGTCTGGTAAAGCGTTACTTCAATGCTCTCAAAGATGAGCGGACTGAACTTATTGAAGAGGTCCAACTAGAAGATGTGAGTGATGTTCCTATCCCAGAAGAGAACCTTGCTCTCGCTAAAAAATATGATGTGACTGCTACTCCTGTTCTCATTATTGCCGATGAAGAAGGAGAACTATTGGAAACATACATTGGTGGTGTTCCTATCACCCAGAACATCCGCAAGTTGTTTGCCAAATACGATGTATAAATATGACCTCCCTCTAAATAGTTAGACGGGAGGTTTTCTTATGGCAAAAACTGGTAGAGTAAAGTGGGAGCACTACTTTAAAGATAGAGAAGTAGAAACCTTTGTTAAAGCAAATAGTAAATCAACCGCTGATAAAAACTACACTGATACAAATGTCAGACTAGCTCACGGTACACCTATTACTGTGAATGGTGGCAGTGTATATGATACAAAATTACCCATTACTTGGGGTGATGGTAATCAGGGAAAGTTCCCTTTGGATTGTATTGATAAACCTGGCAAGACTAATGTCAGGATGCAAATTGAAGCGACGAAACTTATATCACTGGGACATAATATTGTAGTTCCAAACATTCTTGGCATCCCTGATGTGAAGTGTAAATGTTTTAGGACAACAGAAGAGATTGCGAAGTCAGTTCTAAAGGGTTTGGAAGATGAACCATCGGTGCCTGACTATGTGACAGAACAACTCCTGGATTATTTTATGGATAATCTGAGTGGAAATTATAATTTCACATGGTCTAAGGCAGTTGTTGATGGCATCAAAAAACAATTGGGAACATATGTTGGAGAGATGCTGGTCGGGTACATTGGACTAGCAGGAGCACCTGTAGGACATATGTCTAACAACATATTGCCAAAAGATATGGATTGTTTTGTTATCCCTGACGATCCCCAATTCGCTGGTGTTGACTCATTGTTCTTAGCAAAGGATGGATCGCAAGTTCCTGTATCATCTAAGTATGGTAGAGGTGCATTGGCATCTGTTTGGGCGAATATTATCCCAGTGGCAACCAAATATAAGAACACACTACCTGATTGTATACTGAAAGACCTTGTGACAGCTGCTGAAGCGGTCGGTGGTGACCCCACAAGGAAGGGAAAGGAGATAGTATATCAATATGGAATCAAGCAGATCCTTGGTGTTGACACGAACGCTCCCTACGATGTCTTCAAAGCGTTTAAGTCTGGTAATCTCAAAGAACATGCTCCTGTCCTCCTCAAAGCACTCCAGTATGTTTCCAGTGGCGGGGATGGAACAGAGTCTTCTGCTAAAGTATTGATTACAAACGGCAGGAAGACTGGTAAATCTTTGACAGCAATTCTTTCTAGGGGCATCGCTGATCGATTAAATAATGATGCTAAGTCCTTAGCAGAAGCAAAGAGACTGATTGCTGGAAAAGACTTCTACCAGGCAAACTTGGATGACACTAAGTTTCTCAAAGGTCAGGTTTACTTCAAGATGAGTAAAGCTGCTGACATGAAACTCAGTTTCTCTGGATCAAAAGCATCTACTAGCAACATCGACGCTAGTCAAGGAACCGTAAACTACCTGCTGGCATAATGGCAAACATCAAACAGCTCAAGCACCTGGAACACCTTGAAGATGAGATGCTGAACTATGGCGTCGAAGGGTGTATGGCAGCAGTCTCTTTCTTGAAAGAACTTCGTAAGATGTTGGGTCAGCAAGAACATGCTGGGTTCATGCAAACCAAGTGGGATGGTGCTCCTTCTGTGGTGTGTGGAGTAGAACCTCTGACTCAGATGTTCTTTGTTGGTACTAAATCTGTATTCAATAAAACAGAACCAAAGATTTGCTTTACTCCTGAAAGCATTGATGAATACTATCAGGGAGACCTTGCAGAGAAATTGAAGTATGCTCTAGAGCACTTTAGCAAGTTGAATATTACAGGAGTGATTCAAGGAGATCTCCTTTTTACCAGAGATATTAGAAAAGAAACTGTAAATGGAGAACAACTCTACACATTCAGACCCAATACAATTACTTACGGTATACCAGTTAACCATCCCATCGGACAAGCAGCAGGTAGAGCAAAGATTGGTGTGGTATTTCATACCCATTACACTGGTGATGAGTTAGCAACGATGCAAGCTCGTGCTGGTGCAAATGTAGATGGGTCTACTGATGTTCTGGTCGTGAAGAACGACACACCAATGCATAGAGTTGGATTTAGTAAGAGTGAAATGGTGAAGTTCGATGGATATATTAATAAGATTGAACGTATGTGTCAGGTATGTGGAGATTTTCTTGATGAATTGGTTGCAGTTAGCGGAACGACAGGAGATGCTAAGTTCCACATTTCCAGTTACCTGAAGCAGTTCTTTAATAATGAGATCAAGAATGCTCGCAATGTAGGAAATGTGGACGAAACAGTGTATCTTTTGGCGAACTTCTATCATGCCAAGATGACAAAGGAACTTGCAAAGATCAAGACAGTTGCAAACCTAACTAAGAAGCGCAATCTTGTATACCAAAGTGAAGAGTATCTGGTTAACAATGTATACAAGTTCAAGGCAATGATTGCTCTGTATAAAGAGCTTCAATCTGTCAAGCAAATGGTTATAGATAAACTAGACCACCTAGAAGAGTTCAGGACTTTCGTTCAAACTGACAAGGGATATAAGGTCACAACTCCTGAGGGATATGTTCTTCATAAGGATGGTAGCATGATTAAGTTTGTCAACCGTCTGGAGTTTGCGTACAACAACTTCACCATCGAAAAGAAATGGCGTTAGACGGAAAGGTTTGCTACTTTACTTTTGGTAGGTTTCAACCACCAACAACAGGTCATGCTGAAAACTTTGCTGGTGTAAAGAAAGCAGCAGGTAATCATGACTATCGCATCTACATTTCTCAGACTGTAGACAAGAAAGGTAGCAATCCTCTCCCACCAAATCGTAAAAAATACTATATGGATAAGATGTTCCCAGAACATCGCGGTAAAATATTCTCAGGACCCAAACAACCTGTCGCTATCCTACAAGAGTTGATGCTTGATGGGTACGATGAGGTTGTATTTTTAGTAGGATCTGACAGGGTTTCTGCTATGTCATTCCTCCATAAATATAATGGCAAAGACTTTTCATTCAGGAAGATTAGTATTGAATCTTCTGGAAGCAGAGATGCTGATGGCGATACCTTTGCAATCTCTGGAACTAAAATGAGAAGAGCAGCATTTGCTGATGACTTTAAACTATTTCGTTCTGGTATTCCCAAAGCGTTAAATGACCGTGACTGTCGTGCTCTAATGGAAGAGATCAAAGCGGCACTACCTAAGAATTTTAAATGAAAGATTTTAAGAAGTTAAGAGAAGAAGCACTCAGGCAACAGCATAGAACCAACGAAGTTTTCAAAGAAGGTGATGCTGTTATGTCATCCCGCACAGGGGATAAAGGGCATATCCATAGAGTGGGTGGTAACTATGCCATCGTTATTTCTGAAGAAGGAAAAATGTTCCGCGAATGGATTAAGAACATTAGATCTATAAATAATACGAGAAGAACCTCCTTATTAAACGATGAAATATCAGAAGCCAGTTAATACAGTCAACAATAATGATGATTTTTCATCAGGGTTGATGGAAGCTTATGGTAAGTGGATGGGAGGTGACTGCTTCCAGAACACTGCTCCTGTGGAATTGAATCTACATGAAGCACCATTCGATGGTATGGATCCTCAGTCAAATGGTGCTGAGATCGAAGACACTACTAAGCGTAAGAAGACTCCTAAGAAGGGTGGATATGTAGGACAGGAAGCAGCTCCCAAGAATGAAGAGGTTCAAGTTTGTGAGAAGTGTGGTGGAGATCATCCTACTGATGTGTGCCCCAACGTTCTTGAGCGTGAAGAGTATGAGATTGATGGTGAGACTTATGTAATCGAGAAGGCAAAGGGTCTCGATGGTAAGGCATGTTGGAAAGGATACAAACTTGCTGGCACCAAGAAAAAGGGTGGTAAGACTGTTGACAACTGCGTCAAGGCAGGCGATGAACTAACCCACGATGGTGAGGAACTAGCAGAGAAGAAACTTGATCCCGTAAACCACAAGGAACTCAAGGGTAAGCACAAGGATAGAAAGGATAAGGACATCGACAACGATGGTGATGTAGATGGTTCTGACAAGTACCTCCACATGCGTCGTAAGAAGGTCAGCAAGATCATTGCAATGAAGGGCAAGAAATGAAGACATTCAAACAGTTCCGTGAGGAATGTGGGTGCAAAGATAAAGAACGTAAAGGCAAAAAGAAGAAGTCTCCTGTAGAAGTCATGCCTACCGTCAATGATGGAAAAAAAGGTATGGTTACCAAACCTACTAATGAAAATGTTGTCTTTGCTGGTAACTATCAGGGACCACTATATGCTCCCCATCCAGATCTCATCAAAGAAAAAGCACCAGCAGGTGCTAAGTATGAGAGAATGATTAAGCATATCAAGAAAGGATATAAGAAAGACGGCAAACTAACGGACGACGAAAAGTCCATCGCTTACGCTACTGCTTGGAAGCATAAGAATAAGAATAAATAGTATGGCTCATTGAGGGTCATACAATGCTCGCTTTTCTACTCCCACTCGCATCCAAAATTATTTCAGACGCTGTTGCCAAACTTCCCGATGATGAGGAACTTGGTGAGAAGCTAGTTGATATCTGCTTGCTCATTCTAGGCAAGGCAGTCAAACTAACTAAGACAGATATGGATGATAAACTATTCGCGGTTGTCGAACAGGCAATCCAGAAGCGCGAAGAAGCTTGAGAATATAAATAAAATTTAGGAATTATAGTTAATCTGGAGAAAACATGTCTCTATACGGAAGAACTGACAGTAATGCCAACGTCACC